GCAGTACAGCAGACAATATCGAGGGTTTCTATGATTTTCCAGTAATAGATACAGGTGGCATATTTACATCAAGAGTAACTGTTAATTGTGCCTTTACTAGGTTTGACCCAACAAGTTTATTTGATGCTTTTGGGGGCAATTTCGATTCGAGAGAGGGTCTTTTTGATGGTTCTTATACAGAGTTTGATGATGTTAATGTGCAAATAAAAATATCTTTGAGTAATGATAATAGTTCATACACAGATTATCGAAATTATATACTGGGAGATTATAAAGCTAGATATATTAAACTGAGAGCAGTTTTAACAACAACAACTGTTACTTCAGCACCAGCAATAACTGAATTATCGGCAACAGTAGATATGCCTGATAGAACTTATGGTCAGGGAGATATAGCCAGTGGAACAGCTAGTGGTGGGAAAGCAATTATTTATTCACCAGCATTTAAAGAGGTTCAAGCACTAGGAATCTCAGCTAGTAATTTAGACCAAAACGAAAGATATGTAATAACTAATAAATCGGCAACAGGATTTACTATAACTTTTTATCAAGGAAGTGGCACTGGTAGTGTTGTTGATAGAACATTCGATTATGTTGCAAAAGGTTATGGAAACCTTGAAAGCAGTTAGTAAGTATGCAAAAATTAAACAAATTGGAGTTTATAAATAAATGAGCCAACACGATTATGATATAGCAAATCAGACATTTCCTAATACAAGGTCTGACTTAAATCTCGCACTCAAAGCATTAGCAAGTACATCAAGTGGAACATCTGCACCGAGTACGACTTATGCCAATCAATTATGGTATGACAGTTCTGCTAATATTCTTTATATAAGAAATGAAGATAATGATGCAAACATAACCATCATGGCATTAGACCAAGCGAATGATACTGTAGAATATTTTAAAGCTGATTCTATAAGAACAGCATTAATTGAGTTTACAGATGGTGATGATGCTTTAAGTATTGCTGATGGTGGTGCTTTAACTACTGCTGGTAATTTATCTATTGGTGGCTCTAATAACGAATTAAGATTTTATGAGGGTGGAAACTATGTAGGTTTTGAAGCTCCAGCTTTGACAGGCGATAAAATTTGGGTTTTACCAAGTGCTGATGGCTCGGCTAATCAAGTCTTACAAACTAATGGTTCAGGTACTTTAAGTTTCACAGACCAAGCAACAACCACGAATCCCACAGTTTCTAGTATATCTCCAAGCACAATTACTAATAGTGCAACGAATATAACGATAACAGGTAGTCAATTTGTAAGTGTTCCACAGGTAGAGGCAATATCATCAACAGGTGCTATCACTTCTGCTAATTCAGTTTCATTTACAAATGCGACAACTCTTGTTGCAAACTTTACTTTGACAACTGATGGCACATATTTTTTAAGAATAGAAAACAATGATGGATTAGCTGTTCGTAGCTCATCAGCATTGCTAACAGTGTCAGATGCTCCAACATGGAATACTGCATCAGGAACTCTTGGTACTTTTTCTGCTGGGGGAAGTATCTCAGCGACTATATCTGCATCAGGAGATTCAACTATTGCATATTCAATCGCTAGTGGCTCATTAGCTGGTGGGGCATCTTTAAATACATCAACAGGTGCGATTACTGGTACAGAAAGTGGTGCGAGTGCTACAACCACATACACATTCACAGCTCGTGCCACAGATGCAGAGGGTCAAACAGCAGACAGAAGTTTTAGTATTACCATAGAAGTAGGAATGCAAAACTCAGGACAATGGAATCCATAGGAGAATATAATGGCATCATATTTAAGTAAAGATTTCACGAGTACACCAACTAATGCAAAAAAGTTTACTGTATCTATGTGGTTTAAATTAAACAGAACAAATGCAAGTCAGAGTTTATTATCAAACACCAATACTGGTGGTAATCAATTTAGTATTGACTACAGGTCAGATAAAAAAATAGGAGTTATTGGATTTATAGGAGGTGCAGTAACCTCTAACCATGAAACAAGTCGATTGCTTTTAGATTGCACATCTTGGTATCATCTTGTTGTTGCTGGTGATAGCACACTATCTACTTCTACAGATAGATTAAAAATTTATATAAATGGTGAAAGACTAACAAGTTTTTCTAGTGCTACAGCTATAACTCAAAATAATGATTATGAGCTTAACAAAGAAATGTCAGGTACATCTAATGGTTGGCATGTTGGTATAAATGCTAGTAGCAACCAATTCTTAGGTGTTATGACTCATGTTCATAATGTAGATGGCTCGGCTTTAGCTCCAACAGTATTCGGTGAAACTGATAGCTCCACTGGTGGTTGGAAAGCAATATTATCTCCCTCATATACTGTGGGCACGAATGGCTGGTTTTTGAAAATGGAAAATGCTGGAGCTATGGGTACAGACTCATCAGGAAATGGCACTACCTTTACAGTTAATGGCGATTTAAAACAATCACCTGATACACCTAGCAATAACTTTTGTCAGTTAGATGGAAACCAATCATATGATATTGGTGCTTTAGAATATGCTGGAACATCACTTAATAATTTTAATACAAATGCTAGTGGGTGTATTGGTACACAAATGGTAAAGAATGGTAAATGGTATTATGAAGTTAAGGTAGGAACAGATAGAACTCAAGCAAATGGAGCAACTCTCGGCATAGTAAAAAATGGTACTTATGCATCATCTTTCTTCAGGTCAACAGGCTCAAGTGCTGTTGCTGGTAATAGCTCAAGCTCAAATGGTTGCGAGGGTATTAGTTATCAACCAATGACTAGCACACCAAACATTTTAGATGCTGGTGGTGGTGGAACTGTAAACTATGGTTCACAAGCAAGTCTTAACGATATAATTATGTGTGCTTTTGATTTAGATAATGGCAAGATATGGTTTGGGAAAAATGGAACTTGGTTTAATGCTCCCTCAACTTCAAATGCTGGAGTACCTAACACAGGAGCTAATGCTGGATTAACTTTTGCTAAAGGAGATGATTTTTGGGGTGTTACTGTTACAGCAGTGAGTAATAATGCTGGAGCAACAGCTAGAATGTTATGTAATTTCGGTAATGGGTATTTTGGAGCAACAGCAGTAGCTAGTGGAAATGCAGATGATAAT